GGTATGTGGTGGTACGATAGAGATACAACGTGAGTTCTCTGAACAAACACAAGTGATGTGTTGCCAACAGGCAATGCAAAGGATATGGTCAGCACCAGCAGTCAAGTTCAATGGCACTGGTTTCTATAGCACAGGAGGATAGATGAGTACAGTACAAAGTTGGAAAGAGATTGTCGAACTACATCACGCAGAGTTAATACAGTCATACCCTGAAGGGTTATGGGTTGACTCAGGTGAAGTGGACTATGACTCTAAGGAGTCTTGAGGTTCACTGTCTTCATCACGATAGGGCTTGAAGCCACCTATCTTTTGAATTAGTTTCTTGATGGCACGCTTGTTACGCATACGTGCGGTATCTTCTGAACCTAACTCCATCTCTGTTGCAATGTCATCAAAGTGCATAGCCTCTGCATAGCGTAGGAATAATAACTTCCTATCATCCTTGCTTAACTTCCAGAATCCAAAGTCAACTTCAATCATCATAGCCATAAGGTTGCCACCCTCATTGGGTGCACTAGGTCTGCCTGGTCTGCCAAGATTTAACTGAGCAGTGATGTTGAAATCACCACGCAATACAGAGGGCAACAGTGCCTCAACCATATCTGATTCATAGTAGAACAGGTCAGAGGTTTCATACCCACCTGACTTAGCCTTCCAATGCTGGCAGTAATCCAATGCTTGGTTGCGTAGGCTACGATAGATTAAGTTCTTTGCATCCTTCTCACCGATTGCTTCCCATTCATTTAACTTATTTGGATGTTCAATGAACCATTGATACAACGATTGCTTGATGTCATCAAAGTCTATCTCGAACTTGCGGTGGTACTCAGAGGCAACAGAGTCGACCACATAATCCCAATGTTCTATGCGTGCCCACTCAATCATATAATCTTAAACCCTTGGTCAACGTGAAGAAACCCAACCAACTTCATCTTGTTATTCTTATTAGCAAACTCAGTGGTAGATGGCAACCACTTCTCTGCCCACTCTACATCCTTAAGGTCAAGCAAAGCGAATGCCCAGATACCATCAGGTGTGGAGTTAACATACCAAGGCGATAGCCCTAACTTAGATGACTCTTCGAGAAGGAAGTCATACTTCATCTTCTCAATCAGTAACTCAGGGTAATGGGTACGTCTACACTTAAGTTCTATAAATAGTTTTGCTTCTTCTGATATGCAATCAAAGCCATCGTATTCTTCGGGGGAGTGTACCAAGTCGGGGAACTTCTCTGCCTTAAGCCAATCAAAGAGTTCCTGCTCTTTCATCTATCCCACTTTCCTCGCAATACTAACAGTCCAATTATACCATAGTTCGCTATATCCTTGAAGGAATCCTCAAGTGGTTCGTTCTCTGCGGTAACGTTGCCTTGTTTAGTGAGGTTAACAATGCGGGCTATCTTGTCCCACATACGCACCACTAGTCCATTGGTTGCACCGTAAGGTGAGTTGCTAATGTTCTTCGGTCCGTAATCCCTATGCTTCTTGATGAGTAAGTCACCAAGTTCTTGCATCACATCACGTACATCTAACTCGAACTCCGCCCAGTTAGTATCGGTATGTGTATGGTTACTACTAGGGTTTTGTCCTCCACCAAATAACTCTGGACATTCAGCCCTTGTTCGACCAGATGGGTTATAATCTGCCATATCTCTTCACGCTCCGCCTTCTTCATCTGTGTCCTTTGCTAGTAACTTCTCAATGTTTGCATCGAGGTCTTGCATAGCAGACTTAACTACCATATCCTCAACTAATTCATCAATCATATCGAAACCCATCTCCGCTGCAAATAGCGTGACGTATGTTGACTGAGTAATTAATTCAATCTGTTCCGGTTCATCTGAATGGTTGTACATAAATCTAAGCAATGACCCTAGCAATAACTTCATACCATTAGGTAGCACATAGTATGGGTCGAACTCTTCATCATCTTCCAACGTGTGGTCTATCAATTCAAATGAGTTTTCAAATTGAGTTTCACAATCGTGGCAGTATGATTCAGGTGGTTCATTAGGGTCAAAGTCCAATGCTACAAATCCAACTTCTCGTGGAAGTATCCCGCTCCCGCTTGCACATACATAGAGTTTACGTCTTCTCCTTCTGGCAGTTGCACGATGGTGACTGGCAACTCTCTTGCAAGACTTCGAGCGAACTCTGTTCCTGGTTGGTCTCCATCTGCGAAGATGAATACTCTTTCAAAGTCTGCGAGTAATCTTGTATAGTGTCTCTTCCAAGAATTCGCACCTGGTACTCCAATGCAAGGTATGCCAACACAATAAGACAAAGTAATAGTATCCAGTTCACCTTCGCACACTCCAATAAAATCGCCTGCTTGTTCTATGTCAAGCACGTTGTACATCCTAGTCTCTGCCCCAGTCATACCCATATACTTGGGTTCTACTGCAGGGTTAAGACTTCTAAATCGTAAGTCTACTACACCTGTCTTAGTAATGTAGGGTATAGATAATCTTCCAGCGTATTGTTCGTGACCAACTTCAGGTTCCGAGACCACGCCTAATGACGCCAGACGTGCTACTTCCTGACTGATTCCTCTGCTTGCTAGGTAATCTGACGCCAGATGAATACTTCCCGCGTACTTGTGGCTGGCTTTGCCCAGTAATTCCTTCTGCAAATGTCCTTGCTTCATTTATATTTACTCTCTCCTGTTGCGCTATGAGTTGTAAACTGTTGCCTTGAATGCCACAGGCAAAGCATATAAAGATATTCTTATCGAGGTTGGCTGAACCTGATTGGTGCGTATCTGAATGGAACGGGCACTTGAGATTAACTTGCCCGTGTCCTTGTCGTATGTTCGCACCATAGTGACGCAAGACATCTGCGATGCTTGGCAAATCATTGTCAATTTTTGTCACCTGATTTCTCCTTCATCCACTGTGTTAAATCTTGAATGACCCAGGCATTTTCTATGCCAGAGTTGCGACGTTTAACTACGACATAATGCAGGGGTACTTCCGATATATCCCTAGCCTTAGCGTAGTTAACCGCCTCAACCTGTGCCTCTTTCCAAAACTCAGGAAGCGATAGGCTCTTCCTGTTTTTCAGTTCGAGTATGTATGTCTGTCCCGAGACAATACAAACCATATCACCTTCATCTTTTGCACCAGCCTTAGTAAGACGTTCTGCCATAGCACCCATCTTACGTAGCCATTTCATTACATCAGTTTCAAACTGCGAACCTTTACGCCCATTAGGGTTAGCCATTAAGTTCACTGCCTAAATCTTCTTGTTTACAGACAAAGCGAATTCCATATCCATAATCTTTTTCAAAGCAAACATCAAGAAACTTCTGCTTACTTATATCTCCCCATACTTTGAAGTAAGAGTTGATATGTGGTTGAGTTCTATCACCAATTAACTGCACGAGTATCGCATAGTCTGCAGAGAATAGATGTTTAGCATTAAATATTAATTGATTAGTTACAGATGTCTTAACTTGTACGGTCTTGCTATTGATAACTAAATCGTACCCTTCATCTCCACCCGTCAATACTCTGTCATCAACAGAAACATCGTAGACTTTTGCAACAGCCTTTTCACCAAGATGTCCCATTAAATTTACAGCCCAAGAAGTATTGTTAGCATCAAACTTTCTATCAACTACAGAGTGCTCGACTTTATCTGAGCGCATAGCGTCAACAAAATTTAGTGCTGATTTAATTTCATCTTGAGATAGGTGAACATCAACCATTAGGTTGCGCTCTTATCCTTACGTAAGATGCGTTGTGCCCAAGATAGACCAGCGTTGAGTCCATCAGTCCATTCATCAGTGACAGGTACCTTGGCTGCTTCAATCTTCTGAACCAATACCTCAGTCTCTTCTTTAATTTTAAGTACGATAAGTGCACGCATCTCTTGCGTGATGTCATCTTCTTCTTCTCTAATCATATCTATCCATTCTCTGGTATGTCTTCGACATACATATACTCAGGGTTAAATGATAGCCAACAAGTCAGGTTAGCGTTAGCATCGGCACGCCCGTATCTATTCTTTACCGGAGCAATAGCCATAGAAGTACCAACAATACCGAGTGTGCATATAAGGGCAGGTAGTTGAGCCACCTTACCTTGAAGTGCTGAACGTGGTTGGCACGGAGTACCAAGTACACCTTCAGAAGTATGATGAAGAATAATAACCCCAGCGTTAGTTGCACGAGCAAGATACTTTAACTCCTTCATAATCGCACGCATTGATGCAAACTCTTCACCACCATCGGTTGCTATATCCATAAGGTTATCAACAAAGATAGCCTCGGGCGGTACGCCCCATAGTTCCTCAAAGGCTTCGACCTCTTCGAGAATATCCTGCAGGGTAGGTGAAGATTCAAATGACCAGACTATATGGCTTGCTCTATGGAGCACAGCCTTAGTCCAACCTGTATCTGTATTCATTAAGTGTTCAACGTCTGTCTGATTCTTGCCACTAATCATTGATGCTAGGCGCATAGCCATAGTGTGTGCGTTGGTATCTGCAGATATATACAGAGTGGGAACGTGCATACGAAGGGCTAAAGCCAGTGCTAGAGTGGACTTTCCGACACCTGGTACACCTGCAAGCATAGAGACTTCTGCTCTACGAAATATAATTTTGTTTGCATCGAATGTTTTGAAGCAACTTGGTAGTGGTTCACCACCTATGTCGGCTCTGCCAACACTTCTTACTAATGTTCTCATTGACTCTCCTGTCTAATGTTAGAAGTAGGGCAGTCACCTTCCCCGATTAACTACCCTACTTCTAATTCTTATTTAGTTGACTGGCTTACATTGGTCGGGAGTTCCTTGAGGAGTCGGGCAAGCCCAGAAAGCGTAAGGCTTCCCAGTTGTCTTGCTCATTCCCTGTCGGAATATTCTCGCTCCGTGCACGCACGTTGGTGTTGTTGGGTGCCCCGATGAGGGCGGTTGGGTTTGTGGTGCTGCCCCACCGAACGGATTGTCCGCCTGGATTGGAGTTGAGAATCCAGATGGCGTTGTGCCTGCTGTGGAATTCGATGTCGATAAAGGGAGCACAGTGTAAGCACCTGCTACCTTCTTAGATACTGCTGCAATCTGTGTTGAGTAATCGCCAATGCCTTCTAGCAATACACTCAATTCGTCTGCACTATTAGCACGGACGTTAATCAAATCTCCATTAGGAGACTTCATAGAAACTTGTAGTTTCCAGTCTTCGTTTGCCATAATTTATTTATCCTTCTTAGTGAATTGGCAGTGCTCTTTTAAGCCACAGAAACTGCACGATTGTAGGTTCGGTAGAAATATACCAGCCTTGCGAGCCTTGTCAAAGCCATCCACGAAATACTCAAGGGTGTCTAAGGTATATCTACTTAAGTCAATCATCTCTCCTGTCCCCGATTCACGAGACATCCAGTAGTTGCCTAGATTGACTGGAACTCCAATCATCTGCTCGACTCCCACTTTGTAGAAGCCTAACTGAAGGTCAGAGGTTGGTCGTGTGCGTGAAGTCTTAAGGTCGACAATCACAAGTTGTCCGTTAACCTCAAAAATTCTGTCGATAAACATCTTCACTGGCACGCCTGCGATGACTGGATTAAGTTCTAATTCGATAGCACGTGCACCTTGCGGTGTCGTCCATATCTTCCAGTCAGGGTTGTTCTGTCTCCACTTGATGTAGTTGTCTACCCAAACAGAGCCATTGATATTCCACCAGTTGCCATCTTCCTTGTTAGGATTATCTTTGGTGGCTCGACCTGCTCTACGAGCAGTCTCAAGATTGAGTCCTTCTGTTTCTTTATGCCAGGCTTGAGCCCATAATTCATTCGTTGTCGTAATCATACAACTCCGTTGCATAGTGGAAAGCACGTCCGCCCGCTGACCAGATGGATGGTTCCTCAGGAACCTTAAGTAGTCTACCTAGGTAGTACTGATAACCACAGGTAAGGTAAGTTGTAAATGCTGAGTAAGATATATGCTCAGGTAATTCGTAATCGTCTAACTTAATCATCAAGGAAGTCTGCTAGGTAATCGACTTCTTCGCGTAGTTCTCTAACATCTTCACGTAAATCATCGAGTGCCTTAGCAAGCGCAAGCGTTGCCTCAAAGATACCGTTGTGTTCTTGCTCGTGCTTAAATGGATTCCACATAGTTACTCCTGTCAGTTGTTTAGATAGACCCCCCGAGAGGACAGGAGGTGACTCAATCAGGGGACCTATCTAATATTCAGTTGATTATTAATATATATTATTATATATTATATAGGCGCCTAGCGCCTTATATAGTATATTATATATTAATATATTTAATTGTACACAAGCGATTGGAAATCTATGAGCGACACGCCGAACTTCCCTAACTGGTTCGATGGTCAGAGGTACAACTTTGAAGACCAACTTACCCATCTTGCCGATAGACCTGACCTTAGGTTCTTGCAGATAGGTGCATACACTGGCGATGCCAGCGTCTGGCTATGCGAGAACATCTTAACCAACCCTACCTCAGTCCTGATTGATGTTGATACTTGGGAAGGGTCAGATGAATCTGAGCACAGCAAGATTGATTTCGACAGAGTGCTCGCCTACTACGAGGCACGCATCACCAAGTACCAGAAAGTTATTAGACTTAAGATGACCAGCGATAAATATTTTACTGGGGAAATCGCTGGCAAGTTTGACTTCATCTATATTGATGGCGACCACACCGCTGCTCAAGTTGAGCGCGATGCAGAGAATGCTTGGAAGTTACTCAATTCTGGTGGCATCATTGCCTTCGACGATTACCTATGGGGTCAAGACTTACCTGAACATACGACCCCTAAGCCAGCCATTGATAGATTCCTGCTCACCCATACCAACGAGTATCAAATCCTGGTTGATAGTTATCAGGTATGGCTGCGTAAGAAATGACAAAAAGACCCCCACCCGCAGACGCGGATGAGGGTCAAAGTGTCTCTATCGCCCTGCTAAGGGGCTATATGAGGATGTTTAGAACTACTTACTACGACCAAACTCTGGTGAGTTGGTGTCCAAAGCCTTCATAACAGGACCTACGATGCCTGCTACGAATGCCATAGCCAACTTCTTAGGGTCGTGTTCTCCTGCCATATACAGTGCAGTGACAGCAGCCGCTGCCGCACGAAAGTATGACATTCCGATTTGCTTGAGTTTTTCTGTATCGAACATATGTTCTCCTTATGACTTGAAGAGTGGTTTACCAAAGCCAACGATGTACACAGGTAGTGACCTCTTGACCTTAGAACCATTCTTTGTTTTGTAAGCACGTATCTTTAGGCAGACTTGCCCTCCGTTACGTTGGTCGCCCTTTTTATCGGGCGCTGTATTACCTTCGATGCAAGTTATAGTTCCGTCTCCGTTGTCCTTAACCACGATTCCAATGTGACTAATGCGGTCAATGCCATCATTAGGGAAATCAAAGAAAACAACATCCCCAGGAAGAGGCGTCGCCTCACTTACTTTCTCCCAAGCATTCTTCTTAATGAACGCTTGTGCACCTGCCAGCGTGCTGACCACATTAGGAATCTTAAGTCCCACTTCATTTGCACACCAATTCACGAATGAGCCACACCAAGGTAGGAAGTTAGCCTTGGTATAGGCGCCATACTTTGTCTCGTTATCCTTAGGTCCTTCGATGACACCGACTTCCCCGCGTGCCACGTTAATAAAATCACTACGTTGTCCCATTATTCACTCGCTCTCTTGTCAATCTTTGTAAAGGCTGCATTGATTTCTGCTATGCTTAGTTTACCATCATCAAGGAATCCTCGCGCAAGGCGCTCAACAACAGTTGCAACTCCCAGAGTACCCGCAAGTACCACAGCCTTGGCTGTCGAGATTCCCACAACCGCACCCGCACCTATTACTGACAGACCCGATGCTGCAAATACTGCAACTATCCGAGCAAGTATGTTCCATATGCTGCTTACCATTATTCATCCTTTGTTAGAAAAATTACTACCTCTGCTAGTACCCACGAAACTGCTGCGATTACGAGCAAAGTTGTAGCAACCATCAGACTTAACTTAAGTGTGCCATCCATAGTTAGTCCTCTGTGTTGCGAAGTTTGAATGTGATTATCCAGACAACCATTGATGCAGCAATTGCATATCCAACAACTGTCTTGGCTGAACCATCAAGGACTACCCAGGCAATGAACATACCTAGTAGAGTCCATAATTGATTTGCTATATCTGAAAAGAACTTCTTCATTATGGTTTTCTCCTGTATGCTGCAGCGCCAGCAGCAGCGGTTACTGCAGCCTGTCCAGCGATTTGACCTACGATGACAGCAGCAACGACAGTCTTCTCAGACTCTTCTCTTTCTTCAGTACTCATATCTGCACCGATTGAACCAAGTGCTAAGAGTGCTTGTGCTGGGTCAGTAAATATTGCGTTAAGTAATTCTGCTGGGTTCTCAAGAACCACTAGTGCAGCAGCAACTTCTGCTGTGATAACAACTTCGTTTCCATCCTCATCTTGACGAACCTCAACTGGTGTTGCAGGTGGTAAGTCAGCATAGGTAAGACCTGCCTCAGCAATTGCTTGTGCTGTTACTGGTTCGCCTTGAGCCTGCTCGATGATGGCTTGTGCTACAATTTCTTTCTCTTCATCAGTAGCATCTTCAGCAGCAACAGGAGGTTCAGGTGCAATATCAATTACAAGTGGTGGTTCAGGCTCTACTTCAGGCGCAGGCGAAGGCTCAGGCTCTGGTGCAATCGGTTCCTCTAGCGGAGGTTCATTTGGAATTTCGGGTGCAACTTCTTCAACAGGAGGTTGAGTCGGTTCTTCGGCAGGCGGTGGCTCTTCAACAACTGGTGGCTCTTCAACAGGAACAGGTGGTTCCTCAGCAACAGGTTCCTCAACAGGAGCAGGGTCCGGTATCGCAACTGGTGTTGGCTGAGGCTCAGGTTGAGGTGTTGGAGCCGGAGCAGGTTGCGGGGCTGGTTCAGGTTCAACTGCCGGAGGCGTAGTAGGTACACTAACTACAGTTGATGTATCACTAGAAGGAGGATTAGATGTTGCCGTATTTGTTTCTACTACTGTCACTGTCTCAGACACTGGTGTGGATGTATCTGTATTACCAGTTGAAGTTGAAGTCTCAACGGTTACAGTTGGAGTATCAACAGGCGCGGAAGGACTTGGAGAAACTACGGTCTGAGTATCTTGAACTGTTACAGTCTCAGTCACTGTTGGACTTGGAGAGGGCGAAGGCTCTGGAGTGGGACTTGCAGTAGGTGTAGGTGATACTCCGTTGTAGTATCTTGCTGTACCTGTGTAGTTATCACTTACATAGATGGTCCATTGACCAATGAATCCACCTTCACAAAACAATCTTGCTATGTCACCTTTGCCTTGAAAGAAAGTACTGTCGGCATTCCAACCAGTGTTTGCTGTGTATGTTTCACCAGCAGAGTTGGCACAGATGATACTTACATTTCTAACCATTAACTCTGGAGCAGTTGCGTTAGCAGATGGACTCCAGAAGAATGATGTACCAAAGATGATTAAGAATACTGAATATTTACTTGTTCTTACCCTCGCAGAGTAAGATATAGATTTGGTCAACGCGTTCTTCCAATCGGTTCACTTGGTCTTTCACGGAACCGCCCCCATTTGGTTTTAATTCGTACAAGTAATGCTTTACTAACCATCTAACAAATGCAGCAAAGCCTGCAAGTATTGTCATTATTGCTACACATAACGCTGCATAATCTTGCGCTGTCATTTATACAGTCCTAATTGTTACTTGAATTATTCCACCAAAACCGCTAAAGCGTTTGTCAGGTGGTGTTGCACGTTGGAATGAAATCTGTTCAATAACTGCTTGACGAGATTCGCCAGTAGTTAAATCTTGCCAGGTAAGTACGTCACCTGATTCTTCAACTTCTTCTAGGGCTAGAATTTTTTCAAATGCTTTACCATCATAGCCAATCATTGAGTTGTATCTATCTGTCTCTAAGTCAAAGCAGTAGATAGGGAACTGGATGACACGCTGACGAGGTGTAGCGATAGTTGCCTTAGCCTGGTATCCCTTGAATGTAGGACCAGTCGATGTAGTTGTAGCATCACGATAAAGAATAAACTTATATGCAACATACTCTTGGGCTGTAGCAGGCTGTGATGTTCCTACTTCAATAGGAGTTACAGTTGAATCGTATGAGATATGGTCGTACTCAACACCGTTCTTATCTACGGTTTCAAGAGTCATAGACCCCTTGGTAAATTCACCACGTGCTAAAAGACGTTTGAAGTTCTTAGGTTCAAGGGTTCCGTACCGGATGTTACCTGTAGTTATATAGCCTGATGTACGCAGGGTTGTGGCATCTTCAATATAAATTGTGCCATCTGCTGCGCCAGTATTTGCTGTACAAAATACAAGTCTATCGACTGCGCTAGG